GGACGAATGAAGTTTCGTCTGGGCGTAAACGGCAGTGCGCTGCTACAGAGGGCAGGCACTGCATAAGAAAGGAGATCAAAAATGACCCTGAAACCTTTTTATGACCGTACCGAGGATGTACACGTAGGCGCATATGTCGCTTACGGCCACACCGACGGCAAGCTGTACGCTGACGCCGAGCACAAGATGAAGGTGAGCGCCGCCGACCTTGGCCGCGCCTTCATGCTGGGCCGTCTTATCGTGTGCGACGGCAAGAACTACTTTGCGCCCATCGCATACGCAGAGGCCACCGGCGTGAAGACCTATGACGGCACTGCCGCCAAGAGCTGGACGGCAAGCAAGGAGTAAACCCCTCCGGCGCTTCGCGCCAGCTTCCCTACCGAGGGGAGCCACTGGCGAAGAGGGGGAGGTTTTTCAAAATGGTAAGATACGCCTTGCCCAAGGATGAATAAACTTTACCGCCCTGCCAAAGCCTCTCCTCGCCAGGAGAGGTGGCATTGAGCGAAGCGAAATGACGGAGAGGTTATTATGGCAAAGTGGTTTGGAAAAATCGGCTTTGAAGGGCAGACTGTGGAGACAGCGCCCAGTGTCTTCACCGAGGAAACGGTGGAGCGCGAATACTACGGCGATGTGCTGGAGTGGGGCCGACAGCTGCAGGCAGGGGATGGAGTGAACGACAATGTCACGTTCCAGAACCGGCTGAGCATCGTGGCAGACCCTTTTGCCCACGAGAATTTTGGCTCCATGCGATACGCCGAATTTGGCGGCGTGAAATGGAAGGTGACGGACGTGAAAGTACAGTACCCGCGCCTCATCCTGACATTCGGAGGGATATACCATGAGTGAGCAGAGACTGAGGCTGGACGGCATTCTCCGGAGGGTGCTGCAAGAAACTGTCGGAGAAATACATCTGTACTATCAGCCGCCCGCCAACCTGAAAATGCAGTACCCCTGCATCCGATACGATTTGAACCGCATCCGCAATGTACACGCTAACGGCCACGTCTATCTCCAGCACCCTTCCTACACGGTGACGGTGATAACCAAGACCCCGGACAGCGACCTCACAGCGGCCGTGTCACGCCTCGACCAGTGCAGACACGACCGCTCTTATATTGCGGACAATTTATACCATGACGTGTTCACTATGACCGTCTGAAAAACAAAAAGGAGGAACAAGACCTATGAGCAAACTGGAATGGGATAAGACCGGCGAGCGCCTGTATCAGCTGGGCGTTGACCACGGCGTCGTTTTCCCGATGGTGAAGGGCAAGTATAGCACCGGCGCACCCTGGAACGGCCTGACCGCTGTGAATGAGAGTCCCGACGGCGCAGACCCCAACGACATCTACGCCGACAACATCAAGTACGCGTCCATCCGCTCGGCAGAGAACTTCAAGTACACCCTCGAGGCACTGACCTATCCGCCCGAGTTCGAGCAGTGTGATGGCTCTGTCGAGGTGGCAAAGGGCGTGAGCATCGGTCAGCAGAAGCGCTGCCCCTTCGGTCTGAGCTACCGCACCCGCATCGGTGCAGACGACGACCCCGAGAAGGGCTACATCATCCATCTGGTATGGAACAGCACCGCTTCGCCCTCGGACAAGAGCCACGAGACCGTGAACGAGAATCCGGACGCCGAGACCTTCAGCTGGGAGTGCGACACCACCCCGACTCAGGTGACTGGCTACAAGCCCACTGCCCACATGACCATCAACTCCACCCTCATCGAGGCTGCAAAGCTCAAGCTGCTGGAGGACAAGATCTACGGCACCGAGAACAGTGAGAGCACCCTGCCCACTCCGGACGAGATCATCAAGCTGCTGGGCGGCGTTACCGAGGCAGCTTCTCATAACGTGGGAGTCTGATAGGAAAGGACGATTCGAATGATCAAGAAAGTAATTCCGTACACCGACTTTGACGGCAATCCGCGCGTCGAAGAGTTCTGGTTCAATCTGACCAAAGCCGAGATGATGGACCTTGGCCTGAGCAAGGACGGCGGCTACGACAAGTACATGGAGCAGCTGATGCACAGCACCAAGGTGGGTGAGGCCATCGAGGTGTTCAAGAAGATCCTGCTGCTGGCTTACGGCAAGAAGAGCCTCGACGGCCGCAAGTTCGAGAAGAGCCCTGAGATCACCGCAGACTTTGTGGCGACTCAGGCTTACTCCGACCTCTACGTGGAACTGGCAATCGACCCGGACAAGGCCGCAGAGTTCATGAACGGTGTGATGGGCGCAGACGTCCGCAAGATGGTGGCCGAGAACGAGGCCAAGGCGAAGGCCGCCGAAGTTTCCGCCGCTGTGGCCGCAAACAACGCCCGGGCGCTGGCCGTGGCAAATCCGATGTAACCCTCTCAGGCCGCTTCGTGTCCAGCTCTCCCAAAGGGCGAGCCATTGGCAAACCGGGAAACTTTCGACTGGACGAGAAAAGCCAGACATTTCATAAACGGCAGTGCGCTGCTACAGAGGGCAGGTTTCATAGAAACCTTATCTTGAAAGTGGAGCACTGTCGATTGCAAAACGAAGAACCCATATCAACATCAACTAAAAAACAAGCCTGACCGTCACGCCAGAGCCTCTCCTCTTGGGAGAGGTGGCTACGCAGCAGACGGAGAGGGCTACGACAGGGAGAGTGACGAGATGCTGACCATCCAGATACCCGGTGAAGAATACTGGGATGCTGACCGGGAGGAATTCATCTGCCGGAAGGCCACAACGCTGGCGCTGGAGCACTCGCTGCTCTCTCTGTCTAAATGGGAAAGCAAGTGGCACGTGCCGTTTCTCGATGCAAAAAACGGGCTGACCCCGGAGCAGATGCAGGACTATGTGCGCTGCATGACCCTGAACAAAGGGGTCCCAGACGAAGCATACCGCCATCTGACGCAAGAGAACTGCACGGCTATTTATACATATATGAACGACCCGATGACCGCAACATGGTTCCGGGAAGACGAGAATACAAACAAAGCCGGACCCCGCTCAGGAAAAAGCACCGCAAGTGCCGTGACGAGCGAGGTCCTGTATTATGACATGGTGGAGCTGGGCATTCCGTTCGAGTGCGAAAAGTGGCATCTGAACCGGCTGCTGACCCTCATCCGTGTCTGCAACGAAAAGCACAAGCCGCCCAAGAAGGTATCGAAGAGCGAACAGGCGGCCCGGAGAAAGGCGCTGAACGCCAAGAGAAAGAAAGAGCTTGGGACGAGAGGATAGCTGCTCTTTGTCTGGGCTGGACGAACAGAGTTCAATAGGGCGCGAAGGGGCTGGCACTGCTACAGAGAGAAGGTGGGTTCGTGTCCAAAGTTATTCTGTTCCGGCAGAAAGGCAGCTTCAAGAAGACGGAGCGCTTCCTGAAAGGTGTCAGCGCCGGGAGACTGGACGCTGTGCTGGCGGGATACGGTCAGAAAGGCGTGGAAGCGCTGGCGGCGGCAACGCCCAAGAAGACCGGAAAGACGGCTGCCAGCTGGAGCTACCGGGTGGAAAAGGGCAAAGACAGCATCGCCATCATCTGGTCGAACTCGAACATCGTAGACGGAACGCCCATCGCCGTTATCCTGCAATACGGACACGGCACGAGAAACGGAGGGTACGTGGAAGGAGTTGACTACATCAACCCCGCCATGCGCCCTATTTTTGACGAGATAGCCAAGAGAGCATGGGAGGAGGTAAGGCGGGAGTGAGTCAGGAGATAGACCAGCGTGTGGTCGAAATGCGGTTTGACAATGCGCAGTTCGAGAAAAACAGCCGGGACACCATGCGGACGCTGGACAAGCTGAAAGAGAAGCTCAGCTTCAAAGGCGCGGCAAAGGGTCTCGAACAGGTGCAGGCCGCCAGCGAGAACGTGGACTTTTCCGGCATGGAGAAGGGACTGGACACGGTTCAGGCCAAGTTCAGCGCACTGGATGTCATCGCCTTTACAGCCTTGCAGCGCATCACGGACAAGGTGATAAGCACCGGCGAGCAGATGGTAAAAAGCCTGTCGGTGGACCAGATCACCAGTGGATGGGATAAGTATAACGAGAAAACTTCCAACGTCCAGACCATCATGAACGCCACCGGCAAGAGCATCGATCAGGTGAACGGCTACCTGAACAAGCTGATGTGGTACTCGGACGAGACGAGTTACAGTTTCAACGAGATGACCAGCGCGCTTTCGCAGATGACGGCGGCGGGCG